AGCTTGCCGATAGGACTCAACCGACCCGCTGTATTTGGTCCACACTGCTGTTTGATTCTGTTGTACAAATAAGGTACGTCAAAATAGTCGCTATTCCATCCAGAGATAATAGTCGGTCCAATCTGCTCATATAGGTCTAAGAATCCATATAACAGATTCAATTCCGAATCGTACATCACGACATTGACGTTATCCTTTTCATAGCTAGGATGAATCCCAGATTTATCAAGTACCAGTACCGTATACTGCTGAGTAACCGAATCATACACAGCAATAGCAGTGATTTCATTATTTGGATTTTCAATACTGGGAATACCGTTTTCCATGGACACCTCAATGTCAAAGAACATGACCTTGTGTCCAGTAGACGGATTATCTTCGTTTAGATATAAATCGGTGAGAACGCGAGTTTCTTGGGGAAGGTCGCTCTCGAACAGAGATGGGTCATCTCTCTTATATCGCTTTGTCTTTGCTAGACGTACGCCAGTCATACTCACGTAAGTTCCATTACGGTCAGGCATGTAAGCATAGTCAAAGTTCTTGTATGGAATAGTCTTATATCCCAACTGGTCATCCCATAGATGCACCGTGTCGGCTCCATACCCTTCACCACGTTCAATATAAATGTTTTGGTATGCCATATAACCTCAAAAGTATTCTAGTATATTGAATCCCTTTCGCTTCTTTGTAGACTTAGTAATCTCAATCTTCATGCCTATATACTTGCCCACAACACTTCCAGCGATATAAAATAAGATAATCAAAAAGTTTCCCTTTAGCAACCCGTCGATTGAAAAGAAGGTTGAGCCAAGAGAAGCAAGATTTATCCATACGGAATTCAGTAGTAATCGTTGGACGTTGTGTTGTAGCGTATATCGTATTTCTAATACTTTAAAAATATTAAATAATACTTGCGCAGAAAATATTAATAGCAGTGTCATAACCCAAATATAATCCTAATTTATCGGTTTGTCAACTCTCATCTTTTTAATCTTTGACCTTATGATTTTGGGATTATTACGTATGTCACTTTCCCAAAGACATAAGAACTTATAACCCATTTTTTGGAACTGTTCTTTTCGTTGATTGTCTCTTTCCCATATTTCTTCTGCAGTCCTTTTTTTCCCACGGTTAAAATACGAAGAAGTATATTGGTGGGGATTGCAGTGCCAAAAGTCACCGTAACACTCCACTATATACTTCTTATCGACGAGAAAATCTACTGTATATTTGTCTATCGTAACTTGTTGTTCAAACGGGACATTCAATGATTCTAGTATTGTTGCTACTTTCGTTTCAATCGTATTAACCTTGGAAACCTTCTTACCATTCTTACGCCGTGACATAAACTCTCATTCGACATTCTCGGTTGGGGGTTTCCTATAAATATCAAGCTCCAGTTGAACCGAACCCCCCTTCTCCACGTTGGTCTGCAGATACCAACTCATCAACTTCTTCGATTTCAAAGTTTACTGTGGGTATTAGTACCAGTTGTGCAATCTTTTCGCCGGGGGCAACGTGAATTAAGCTGTCGGTGCCGTTGTGAAGAGCTATGCAAATCTCACCAATATACCCATTATCAATAACACCAGCCACAGTAAATAATCCTTTCTTTGTAGCCACGGAGGAGCGGTCCTTGATGAATCCGCCATATCCTTCTGGAAATTGTATAGCGATTCCTGTCTTAACCACCTTCGTTTCACTTGGAAAGATTGCTGCACCCTCTGCGGAAAATAAATCATATCCTAAATCTCCAGCGTGTGCTTTCTGTGGAGGTAATGCTTTGTCTGATAAACGTTTAACTTTCATGTGATGGAAACTCTCCCATAGTTGATTCTATACCTTTAATTACTTCAACGATAACTTGCTTCATTACATTTGGGTCACTGTAGCCTGATGTGACCTCATGTAACTTTTCTCCATAATAATAATATCTAAACGTAGGAACTCCATTAGTTTGTAGATTATTATCATCGATAAACTGCTTATACTCTGATTCCCAGTGATGAAATCTATAGAACTTCACATTTGTAAAATTATGTTCAAGAAAGTGTTGTTCTAAAATTTCATAAAATGGCATGGTGTTTTTACAAGGACCACATGTTGCACCATAGTGCATGACCACATGCAACGGACCTTCTTTATTAATATGCTCAAAAAAGGTTTCTGGTGTTAAATCAATTATCATAATAACCTCACTTAATACGGTTCAGCTTCTGCTCAATCTTAGATTTATCGTTCTTTCCGTATAAGAATTCCCGAGTCCGACCTTCTTTATAGAACATTAGCATCGGAATAGCCTTGATGCGATTCTTTTCTTTAAGTTCTGCTTGCTCGTCAACGTTCACCTTGTAGAACGGAATGTCTGATTCCTTTGCGAGTTCTTCTACAGTTGGCAACATTTCAATACAAGTTGGACACCAAGGAGCCCAGAAGTCTACAACAAATGATTCCTTGGATGCCAACTTTTCTTCAAATTCTTGTAATGTCATTTCTTGTAGCATAATATATTTACCTTATTGAATCGTTCATTTCATATGCAGACTTCTCTGAGTAGATATGACCGCCCAAGTGAACAGACTTTGCTTTGACGGAATGTATACTAGAAAAGTGCTTGTACATCTTTTTACCGAAACTTCCTTCTAACTTGTCAACTAAATCAAATGTACCAATTAATCGAAGCTTATTGACATCCATGACACTAGGTTGCAGTCCAAATGGTGGGTAATTCACAAACATTTCCCAATAGTTGATTGCATGTCCTGCTAGGGTTGACATTTCTTCACTGCCCTCCTTAGACCGTACAGAATCCATAAACATATTGTTTCCGATTTCTTCTGTTTCGATATAAGGCCAAACCCAATAATTGTTATTATTGGAATACACTATTTCACGATTCCTACCATATTCTGTGCTACGATACAAATCCAAGTATTCTTGTGGAAATTCTCGTAAGCTTTGAGCGTATCCAACTATGGCGACTTCCCAATCTTGTTTGATTATATTAATTGCTTCTTTCAAACTAAAATATTCAATCATTGGTCTATCATCTTCCAGGTGGAATACATAATGCGTCTTTACCATCTGTAACCAGTGACGCATTATGTATGCATGCCGATATTTGGTTGGCATTTCATCAAAGTATACAAAATCAATGTTCGTTCTTGGAAACAAAGACTCTGCAAGCTTTTCCATCTCAAAGCGGTCTTCCTGTGTTGAACTGTCATCGAAGATTAAAACTTTCGTTACTAACAGTGCATCTGTACAATACTGAACAAATGATGGAAGTGCTTTTTTAAATAGATGTAACCGCTTACTGCATGTCATCGTCAACGTAACCGTATCAGTGTGTTCTCCTTCGAACTCTGATTGTATTATCTTCTTTATCTTCATTGTACCTCGCATCCACCCCCACCGCAAGCAACTTCACCTGCTAGGTCTGTAGCGTCTTCGGTTTCAACTACCTTGGTCAAATCAATCTTATGGAGATGGCTGACCATTTCCTTATATTGCTCTTCCGAGATGTCTTCAAATGGAGCCTGAATGTAACTATGGTCAGAGAAAGGTAGCACACTTAATGCCGTAAAGTTTTCACGGTTGTCCCACATCCATTCGCCCACACCAACCCATTCATCTGGCTTGATGGTCACGGTGACCGATACATTGTTCTTGTTTTCACCCTTACGATGACCAGTCTTCACCCATTCCTTCCAGACCTTACTGGTACGAGCAAGTAAGTCTAATGCACTTTCTTGACGAGTAATTGCGCCCTTTGGTGCCTTTTGTGGAACAGAGATAACTGCTTGTTGCTTTGGCTTGAAGAATTCGTCTTCAACAATTTCTGGATGATTATCAATCAAATATTGGTAAATACTTTCGTTCTTACCAACGCGGATACGACGAACGTAGAAGTCATTATGCCAAGCGTGAATCCCAGAGGAAGTTCCTAATACTAGTGAGGAGGTTCCTTCGGGTTTGACTGTCGTTGAACGTGCTGCCTTGTTGGTTCCAATCATCTCTGCCACACGCGCATTTTCGTCCTTCACCATATTGGCAGCTTCCTTCATATTTAAATTGAGCACGGTACCAGAAGCAATACCTGTCATAGACACTCCAATGAGTGCTTCCTTTTCTGTCGTTCTCTTCCATATATCTCTCAAGTAGTGAAAGTTAGTATAACTTGCTTGCAGAGTTCCAATAAACGCAGCCGCTTTTGCACGTGCGTTGAAATCATCTTGGTCCTTGATGTCACCAGCGTTAATGGTGGTCAAGTTACAGAATTGGAACGGACGAAGTGAAATTTCTGCACAAGGATTCAATCCCCAGTTTGCATCATTGGTAAAGAAGAAACCAGGTTCTCCTGACCCACTCATCTCAATCTTCTTCCAGAGTTCCAAGAATACTTCCTTTTCAATCTTGTGGCGAACGATTACGGCTGAGTTGTTTGAACGACCACGTTGTGGGTTCTGTTCCCACCAGTTGCCGAACTTACAGGTCAACATATCATCATCATCTAAGTCAAACAATGAAATCATTGCAGAGCGGCGGATACCCCCTGACAATACGGCATCAGCGATGAAGCAGAGAATATCGTGTACTTCAATTGTAGTAAGTTGTTCGCCATTTTGCTTACGGTCAAATATCTTTTGTATATTGTGTAAGCAATCCTTGAGTGGTTCTGGACCTGGTGCCTTTCCGCCAGAAGTCAAGAGCAACGCACCCTTTGGACGAATATCAGAGAAGTCATATTCTGGAAGTGACTTGCCCTTCATATACGCTTCAATCATAACTTTTACGGCGTCTGCCCATCCTTCAATGCTGTCACCGACAAGGTAACGGCGTGACTTTATGGGCTTGTTAACAGGTGGAAGCTGTTCGATGTGGTTGCGCTGTACAGAATACCCAACTCCAGTACCAGACAACAATAGGAACATTACTTCACTGAACGCGTCTGTATGATTGATAGGAAGGAAGCAACAATTGTACAAACGTGCATTGTTGATTTGGATTGGCTTCCCTGCGAACTGTAGTGAACGCATAGAGGGAAGAACCTTCTTATCATATACGAATTGATATGCTGCTTCAATTTCATCTGCTAGCTTTGGAAACTTTTCCAAATGCATTGCCTTATTTCTATCAACCAATTCCTTCCAAGTTTCTCTGCGTTGCTTCTTTGGAAGGTACTTTGCATACTTCATGAATGTCGTGATTTCTGACAAAATTTTTGCTTCTAGTAACATCTCGTTTCTCCAACATCGTTAGGGGTTTGGGGTTAAATAAATACTGCGGTATTCTGTGAAAAATTAGGTGATTACCCAACGATATTTTTAATCCTCTAAGTCCATTTCTAGTAACTTCTTTGCGAGGTTCTGTCTCGTAACCGTATCTCCATTTTCCATCTGTTTCTTCAACATAATCCCCTTGGCGGAGGATTCGTCGTAAATTTCTATCTTTCCTACACTTGCGTCAATAATCATCGGGAAAGTCTGACCGTCTCCACCAAATCGATTCTTAATGATATGGGCTCGTCCAGTCTTATGAACCTTATCTTCTAGCTTCCGTGATATTGAAACAACCAAGTCGGCGGTCATAATCTTGCTGTATGATTCTGCAATCTTGTCAGCTTGAATAACCTCGTCCTGTAGTGCGCTTCGTTGGGTCTGTGAGGCTGTCCAGATAGGAACCTGCAACTCACCAGCCAATCCACGAAGCTCTTCGTAGACTGCCCCCAATTCCTGATATCGGGCGTCTGTTCTAGCATTTGCACTCATGAGGTCAGCATAGTCTACGATAATAAGGTCAGGCTTGAACCCCAACGAAGTCATCTGCTGAATGTGGGCCTGAATGGTGTGAGAAGTAATTGTACGGGCTGGATAATACTTAATGATAATTTCACCCTTAATCTTCTCAACCAAGTCATGAATCAGTTGTGGATTCTCTGGAATCTTGCCCGGCTCAATGCCAGTATAAATCGTATCATACCGAAGTCCGACATAGTTTTCATTGAGTTCAAGCGTATAGTGAACAACCTTCTTGCCTTTCTGCAGTGCGTTTGCACCAATCGTGGCAAGTGCCCAACTCTTACCGACACCAGATGGGGCAATGATAACACCAAGCTCACCACCCGCAAGACCACCACCGATGAGACTATCAAGAGCATCCCATCCAGTTGGAATCGTATTACGTGCATCCTTTGTCAGTCGCTTGTCTACATCCTTCTTCCAATCATGACCAACAGTCTTAGGCTGACCGCTTCGAAGTGCGTTGTCAACCAATACCTTGATTTCTCCATACTGACCAATTTGCAATAAATCAACTGACTTAATGATAGCAGACTTTAGAGTTTGGTTCTTTGCAAAGTCTAGAAAACTATCCTTGATATAATCCAAGTCGTTGTCCTGCATCTTGTGGAAAATACCACGCAGTGATTCTACAATAGAAGTACGCAGTGTATCATCCTTGATACTCTTGTTCATTTCAATTTTGAACACTTCAAAAGTAGGAAGCACTTTGTAATCATCGAAATAATCTAAAGTGGTTTCTACAATCCACTGATTTGCATCCAACTCAAAGAAGTTAGGATTGATGACATCATATGATTGTGCAACAAAGTCTGGAGAATTGAGCATTGCCGCCACTGCTTTCGCTTGAAAGCTTGGACCAAACTTTGCCAGAGTATCTACATTCTTATCATATTGTTTATGATTTACCATAATATCTCGCTAAAGGCGTAAAAGTAAAAGTAATCCATTCGTCATACTGCGGAATACTTCCTATAATCTTAGTGCGAACCATCAACTTTGTCAAGTCAGCCTTGCGCAGTGGTGGGCACCCTTCTTCAAACTTATGTAATATCTTCATCTTTGCATCGATGTTAATATCTACATCACGTAAATTCATCAGTTGTAAATTTCTATTTACCACGCTCGTATTATCTAATATGTTTTCTACAAGTTTTGGCTTCTTTTTAATATCAGCATATTTTTGTTCAAGCAAATTAAGATTGACTTCTATCTTGGGGTCAGCCAACTCTGGAATAAACTTCAACACCGTCTTTTCACCAGCACCCCTGATGCCATCAATGTTATCGCTCTTATCACCAAGCAGTGACCGATAGAATATAAAGTTATTTGGGTGAACACCGTATGTTTCCAATACAACATCCACATCAAATGTTTTCTTTTTCACTGGATTGTATAGTTTAACACTATCACTGACCATCTGTAAAAAGTCTTTGTCAGTAGAATAGATGATAGATGTACCATCCTTCTTCGTAACTAATTCGGAGAAATATGCAATAGCGTCATCTGCTTCTATGTTATCCAACGCGAGAATAGACACTGGTAGACATTCTACCATTTCCACAAGAGATACTAATTGCCACTTCATATTCTCTTTTTCCTGCTCATCTGTGGTCATGTCGTATTGCCTGTTCAGGCGAGTAGGTGGCTTTCTATTTGCTTTGTATTCCTTATAAATCTTTCGTCTACGCTGTGAGCCACCCTTACCATCAAAAACAAGTACAACTCTGGTAGGTTTGAAACTGCGAATAGCAAACCCCAATGACTTCATAAATCCAGACATTCCACCTATGTGATGTCCATCGTCATCTAAAGATGGAATAGCTGAGTAGCTTCGCATGAAGGTGTTGAGTGCATCAATAATAAGGACACGGGAATTATATCCTATGTCCCTATTGTCAAATTGCATATCATTAAACGCCTTCAATAAATCAGTCATTTAGCAATTGTTTCTTTGATGGTGAAACCTCATCCTCATCTTCGGCGGCTTCCTTGTTGACAGCCGTTGGGTCAAAATCCTTTTCATACTTCATGATGAGTGCTTCGCAAATCTTGTCATACAACTCACTCTTCCGTTCCTGATTTGATTCAAGGAACATTGGGAAGTCCTTTCCTTGGAACTTCTCATCATTGTACGAATACCAAGCGCCAGCTTGCTTGACAATTCCATTCTCCTTGAGAACATCAAGCCAACTGCTGTAGTCATCAATACCACGATTGAAATAGATGTCAAACTCTGCTTCGCGATATGGCGGACCTAAACGATTCTTCGTGACCACTGCTTTTGTGGTGATACCGATAATATTACCTGCAGAATCCTTCAGCTTACCGACTTGCGACAAACGAATGCGAGTGGAAGCATGGAATCCGATTGCCTTACCACCAGAAGTAGTGTAGGGGTCAGAGAACGCTGGAGCATTCATCTTCAACCGAAGCTGATTGGTAAATACCAATGCAATCTTTTCACGACCAAGAAGATTCGTAATCTTTCGCATCGCCTTACTGATAATGATGGACTTTGCAGTAGCGTAGCCATCCTTATTGAAATCTGCAGCCAGTTCTGTCTTGGTTGAGGCGGCGGCGACAGAATCAACTACGATAGTAACCAACTTGTCTTTCTTTGCAGACGAACGAACTTTTTCAATAATGTGTACGATGGAGTCAAAGATATCCTCAACTGTATCATGCTGAACATAGACAAGCTTCTTCATATCTACTCCAACTGCTTGGAAGAATTCATCATTGACCGCATTTTCGGTGTCAACTAGAACCGCAACACCGCCACGCTTTTGTGTAGTAGCGATAAGTGATGCACCAACAAGTGACTTGCCAGATGCTTCCAATCCAGTTAGTTCAGTAATACGACCAGCGGCAATACCACCATTAGGACGATTGCTAATTGCAATATCCAACATAGTGTTACCAGTGGAAATAAAGTCTGTTAGGTCGGTAGGTGTTTCTTCCTGACCGTCAAGGAAATATGCTACTTGTCCATCCTTATATAATTTATTCAAGCTATCTGCGATAACTTGTGCCAATTCATCGCGGTCTGCTGATGGAACTGGCTTCTTTGGTGATTTCATTTCTTTTGCCATAATAATTCCTTATGTAAAAAACACGCAGGTACTAGGTAGTTTTTAGGCTACCTAGCACACAGCGTGTCTTTGGTTAATTAATCGTCGTTAAAAAGTGCGTCGAACTCGTCAACAGCCTTCTTGACGTTTTCCTTCGGAGAAGCAGTCTCTGCAACAACTGACTTTGGCTCATCGTCGCGAGTGCTAGGAAGAACCGAATTATCAGGGTCAAGATACTTTTCAAGCGCAACCTTCAACTCATTATAGGTAGGCTCGGTGTAAAGCTCCTTGATATCGGGTTGCTCCGTCATCCACATTTTCATCTGTGCAGAGTCTGACGAGAGAGGAGTCTGCGAAGGCTTCACCTTTACAGAAGTCTTGGCAAAGTTTGTATCTGACTTCTCCTTTGGGATGTACTCAACTACGATGTCACGACCAGTCTTTGGGTCGGTGATATCACCATAATCGGGGTCAGAGATGTATGAAAGAAGCTCTTGATAAACCGTCTTACCAAACGAATAGAAGCGAACGCCCTTATCCTCTTCACCACGAACAATGACAGGGATATAAGTACGAAGCTTTGGCATGAACGGACGAGCCTCAGCATAACGCTCCTTCGGGTCACGTGATTGGTCTGAGCGGAGTGCATCGGCAAACTCCGCAATCGGGTCACGATTGCCATATGAAAGAGGTGAGAGATGGGTCTTGTTACCAAGATAGTGGAAGTAGAGTTCGATAAAGGGATTCTCGGGGTTATCCTTCCACGGGACGATACGGATGACTGTCTTTCCTTCCTTGGGCTTCCAGATTG